AAGCTATCGAAGACAATCTTTACGATAGACTAGCTTCTAGATACACAAAAGCTTTGGCAAGATCGATGGCAAACACTAAGCAAGTAAAAGCTGCGAATGTATTAAACAATGCATTCAACAGTAACTTTGCTGGTGGTGACTCTAAAGAGTTATGTGCTACTGATCACCCAACAATCGCTGGAACTTTCTCAAATGAGTTAGCGACATCAGCTGATCTTAACGAAACATCGTTAGAGCAGTCTTTAATTGATATCGCGGCATTCACTGATGAGAGAGGTCTTAAAGTTGCAGCAAGAGGAGTAAAAATGATTATTCCTTCTGAGCTACAATTTACTGCTGAAAGATTGATGAAATCTGCAGGTAGAGTTGGAACAGCTGACAATGATGTTAACGCAGTAGTATCAATGGGGATGGTTCCTCAAGGTTACGTAGTGAACAACTACTTAACTGATACTGATGCTTTCTTCATCAAGACAGATGTACCTAACGGATTAAAAATGTTCGTTAGATCTCCAATTAAGACAGCTATGGAAGGTGACTTCGATACTGGTAACGTTAGATACAAAGCTAGAGAGAGATATTCTTTCGGATTCTCAGACCCTAGAGGTATCTTCGGTTCACCTGGTGCGTAATCACTAGATTAACTGAATAATTAAGGGCGGCTCTTGTAGCCGCCCTTTTTTTATGGTAGAAAGATAAAACCCAATGAAAACTTTCCTAATACAAATCAGAGCATACGGCTATCATGCGCGTTTTGAGATGAAATCTCAAGATGAGGATAAAGCCTTTGAAGATGCACTAGTTGACAAACTAGGACAAAAAGATATAGTATGGGAAAAAGATGGATTTACAAGTAAATCCAAATTGTGGTTAACCTATGAGGAGGTTATAAATGACAAACGTTCAGAGCCTTTACACGGAAAAAAGGAGTCTAGAACTGAAGTGGTCGCAGCACTATAATCAAGAGAAAAGATATACTCTTGATATGGTAAGGATTGATGACAAAATAAGACAAGTTATCAGTCATATTAAATTAGCTGAAGCACAAGTTGCTCATCAGACTAATAAGATAGAAGACGCTGCTCCCAACGTTTCTGTAGCTACGTAACATAAAAAACGCTACATCGCTGAAATCGCACTTTCTTGTAAGGCTCTCTTGCACTTCTCACAAAACTAAGCTATAAAATACACACTATACATTTAATTAGAACATAGACGCGTATAGTCGACGGCCTAGAGACTATGTTCGGAAAACTAGGAGGATATAAACATGGCACAAACACTATTTAGAGGACCAGTTCTGCAAGGTAAATTCAACGAAGCAGGTTTAACTGGATTCAATCTAGAAAACAAACAAGCTAACTATACAGTAGCAAATGGAGATTCTGGTAAATGTTTTACATCATCAACTGATGGCGTAGTATTTACTTTACCTGCAATTTCTATCGGAAGAGTATTTACTTTTGTAAATACAGGAACTGATGGAACTAATACATTAACTATTAGTCCTAATGCTAGTGATGGTATTTTGTATGCTGGATCTTTAACAGACGACAAAGATCTTATTAATACAAAAGCAACATCAAAAGTTGGTGACTTTGTAGTATGTGCATCTTTGAACTCAACAGCGCATTGGACGATTGTTGATGTACAAGGTGTATTTGCTAAGGAAGCATAATAAATAATTTGTGTGGGGTTTCGGCCCCATACTTAAAATAAATAAGGAGAAAAATTATGGCAGGCGGAGGATCATTTTCAAGTGACCAAACAACCTTACACATGAATACTATTGGTTCTAATACTTTATCAAGAGCTGGTAGAGCTAGAATTACTTCTATTCAAGGAAAAGGAATAGCAAGTTCTGTTCTTAAGTTTCACGATTGTGCAACAGCAGGTGAGGCAGCTTCTGGTAATTTAGTGGCTACATACCATTATGGAACTGAAGGTTTAGAAGTATACGTTCCTGGTTCAGGAATTCTTTTTAAAGATGGAATAGTATTTCATTTAACTGGAACAAGTGGAAGCGTTACTGTAACTATTACAGGAGCATAAAGTGGCTAACACTACTTCAGGAACTACTACGTTCGACAAAACTTTTGCTATTGATGAAATAATAGAAGAAGCTTACGAACGAATAGGAATGCAAGGCGTATCTGGTAATCAGTTACGTATGGCAAGACGTTCGCTTAATATAATGTTTCAAGAGTGGGGCAATAGAGGACTTCATTATTGGGAAGTAGCTAATAATTCATTTACCTTAGTTGATGGTCAAGCTGTTTATACAATGTTTAGATCAACAGGTGATGGCACTTCTGATGCTACTGCTGTATATGGTGTTGATGATGTATTAGAAGCTGTATATAGAAATGCTTCAAATGTTGATTCACCTTTAACAAAAGTTAACAGATCTACATATCAAGGTCTTTCAAATAAAACTTCTGAAGGAACTCCAACACAATATTTTGTTCAAAGATTTATTGATAAAGTTACAGTCACTTTATATTTAACTCCAGGAAGTTCTCAAGCTGGACACAAAGTTAATTATTACTATGTAAAAAGAATTCAAGATGTAGGAAACTACACAAATGCTACTGATGTACCTTATAGATTTGTACCTTGTATGGCATCAGGATTAGCTTATTATTTATCACAAAAATTCAAACCTGAATTAACTCAAAATATGAAGTTAATGTATGAAGATGAATTACAAAGAGCATTAGCTGAAGATGGTTCTTCTTCTAGTTCATTTATAACACCTAAAACTTATTATCCGGGTACATAATGACAAACTTTTCAAAAGGTAAATATGCCCAGTTCATATCAGATAGATCAGGGATGGCTTTTCCTTACAAGGAAATGGTTGTTGAATGGAATGGAGCAAGAGTTCATATTTCAGAATACGAACCTAAACAACCTCAACTACAGCCAAAACCTGTAGGAGCTGATCCTCAAGGTTTACCACAAGCTAGACCTGCAAGAACAGAACCAACAACAGAAAATATGTTACCAGGGAACCCTTTTAAAATTACATCAGGAAGTACAACAATTACAGTTACAGAACCTAGTCACGGAAGATCTTCAGGGAATACTGTTGTTTTTAGAAATGTAGATGGCTCTCCTGGTGGAGTAGCTTCTACAGTGTTTACAAATTCTTCAGGATTTAGTATAACTGTAACAGGAACAAATAATTATACATTTACATTAGGATCAACTCCTACTGTAACTGAAAACTCAGGAGGAATGTTTGTAACGGCAGGGCCGGTAACATTAACACCATAATGGCAGGATTTACATACGCAACACTAACAACAGCAATTCAAAATTATACCGAAGTAGATAGTAATGTATTAACTTCTACTATTACTGATCAGTTTATTGAAAATGCTGAAATAAAAATTTTTAGAGATGTACCTATTGATGCATATAAAAAACAATCTATTGGTAATTTAGTTACAGGACAAACAACAATTAACGTTCCAGCAAAAACTACTTTTGTTAAAGGTGTACAAGTTTATACTTCAACATCGGCTGCTACTGGAGCAAATACTTGGTTAGAAAAAAAAGACGAAACTTATCTACAAGAATATATTCCTGCTGAAACAGCAACAGGAACACCTAAATATTACGCTATGTTTGGTGGTGCTACAGGCGTCTCAGACACGACTTCAGGCCGTTTAATGATAGCTCCGGCACCTAGTAGTACGTTTACCTTTAAAATACATTATCAGGCCATCCCTGACGGTTTATCGGGGTCAAATACTACTACCTATATAAGTCAATATTTTGGTAATGGTCTATTATATGCATGTCTAATAGAAGCCTTTAGTTTTTTAAAAGGCCCATTAGATATGTTGACACTATACGAGAAAAAGTATAAAGAAGAACTAGACAAGTTTGGTATGGAACAACTTGGCAGACGTAAACGTGATGACTACACGGATGGGACTGTTAGAATAACTATACCTTCTACGTCACCGTAAAAATTAGGAGATAAATTATGGCAATAAC